AGCTCCTTGTGGAGCTACACCTTAGTTGAAAACCTCAACGTTCCACTGTATGCCGTCTAGAACTACTACCCACGTGAGTACGCCACGGTCTGAGACCGTGACGCCGATACCTCACAATACCACGAACCAGACTCCGTTTACTTTCACGGAGACTCCTTTTACGGAGTTCTTCGCTGAAATAAGCGATGAGACTGGTAAGCGGCGTGAGATATCCAGGGATAAATACTGTTCTCATTACAAGAAGAGTGTTTATTCTGGTACCGGACCCCTCCATTTCGCATCCAAATCGGGTACGCAATGGTGGGAGTGGACGACGAAAGTCGCCACTTACGGGTGGGATAATAGTTACTTCGGACCGTACACTGATCCCTTCACAGGGATCAATGTAATAGCACAGGATGATGGTTTTAACGGGAAATTCGTATTACCCGCTCCTAACCATCTAGAATTGCAAGAGGGGAGCATTCGTGCTCTCCTCCCTAGAATTCGTCCCGGTCTGTCGTCACTCAACGACTTGATCGAGACAAAGGACTTCAAGTCCTTACCTGTGACACTCAAGAAGATCGTCAAGTTCATTTACTTCGCCAAACGTTTCAATTCCCTTATTAAGGGAAAAGGAATTAAGGCTGGTAAACGTACTATTTCCGATCTCCTTCGCGAGGTTCGAAAAGTTGCGCCTGATGCCTTCCTACAATGGAAGTTTAACATCAGTCCAACTTATACAGACGTCGCGGCGGCAGTTACCGCTGCTAACGACTTCGGTAAGAGGGTTGAGAAAATCCTCGCCGAAGAAGGTCAGCTCAAGGTAGTTCATTATATGAAATACCTTGACGATAAGTATCCAAACAGTGACGAATATACAGTAGATAACTCCATGCAATATTTGTATGGAGCTCGACGGTTTCGTCGCCAAGTTCAGTATACTAGCCGGCCTGTGTTTCGCGCGCACATGAGGTACTCGTATAAATTTACGAAGTATCAGCGAAGGCATGCCTTCGCCCTGGGATTGTTAGATTCCATTGGCGCTGGTGGCGTACGCCCCAGCGTTATTTGGAATGCAATCCCTTGGTCTTTTGTTGTTGATTGGACAATTGGAATTTCCAATTGGCTAAAAAGCAACTTAGACGCAGGTGCGTTCGATCCTGTAACGAGCATACAGAGCTACACCTACTCCTATTCGCTTGTGAGGAAGATCACGTCCTATACTAATTTGTGTAGGGCTGACTCCCCATTTGCGCCTGGGAGTGATGTAGTTGCCAGTGTGGTGTGCGAGAACGGCTACTTGCGCGTTCCCGTGCGGCATATTGACATAACGAGCTCACTGACGCTGAGCGGTATAAGCTTTAATGAGTTTATACTATCAGCTGCTCTCGGGTTATCCCGAAAGTAGTTGAGTCTCTACCCCTGACATACGGTTAAGTATGTCGTGATAGCATGTCACTACCAACAAACCTAGTTACAAATGAAGTCAAAGACAGTGCAGCCGCAGAAGTCGAGTTTAATCGACTGTCTACGGAAGGCCGTAAAGTCATGTTCGCCAAAAATGGCGAAGTGCCTAACGCCCCGTACCGTATCACTGTTTCTCACAGTGAAGTCGGCGCTGGGGTCACTCTCCGCAGGCGTTCTCTCGTCCGGATCGATAAAACGATCTCGGGCGTCAGTACGCAACCGCGGGTAGTTTCTGCCTATATTGTACTGGATGCTCCTATCGGAGACATCTCGGCCACCACGGAACTCAAGAACGCCATTGCGAACCTGTTATCGCTTTGCGCCACAACTGGCGCAGCGACGACGGTCCTCTTTGACTGTTCCGGTTACGGGGCGGACGCCTTGGTCAATGGCTCGCTCTAATCGAGCGGGTCACCTTTAACCAAGGGACTTCAAGAACTCCTGGTTCTGCTGGAATGCGTAGTAGAAAAACATATGTTAATCGACAACGTAGTCCAAGCGTTCTGGGAGTTCTTCCCTGAACGCGTTAATGAGTTGTGCCTTAGTTACCTTAACCGTGAGATGGCAGTGTATAACTACCGTGTCATGGAGCTGGCTCCTAATTCACAAAACCATCGGTATCGGATAGAGCATTGGTCCCACCTGGGATCGATGCCTAAACGTAGCCGATGGCCGTCATACATGGAGATAATCACTTGTGGACAAGAAGTCCCCAGGTGGTACTCGCCAGCAATGGCAGGTACAAAACCTCCCTGTATCGTTGTAGAGAAGCAAATTCTGCAGGTCTGGGAGTTTAGTTACTTCCAGTCTGTTATGAGTTTGCTATCCGAACAACTACCTCATCATCGACTGTTCAGGGGTCTGTAACAGGGATCAAACAGATCGTTGGTCATGCTCTTGGAGGATAACCAGTAATGGAATCCATTAAGAGCCAAGATAAGGTAGTTAACCTCATCGCTGACCTTCTGTTTGACGTTCACACGTCACACACGTCGGTCTTCAACAGACGCGCCTATAAGCTGACACTTGCGAAAGTGCGCAGCCGATTAGCGCGGGAAGGCGTAAGTTTTCTCACGAAAACTTTGCCTCGTCTAGGCAAGGCTCTTGACAGAGCCCTTTCAAGCGAAGAAGGTTGGAACCAACCCGTGCAAGGCTTCCAAAGCCTGCCCGGATCTAAACTTCCCAGGTTTCTGGGTGAGTTCTTCCAGCGCATATTCGCTCTAGACGGTCGGGTCCTTCCGGATCCCTGTGTGGCCAGTATCAAGACGCTGAGAGATATTTTGTACTGTTATTACAAGTACGAGATACCTTTCAGGCCTGAAGATGAACAGAAAGTGTTAGATTCATTCGTAAAGACTGAATCTGACATATCCAAGTTCGACCAACTTTTTCAGCAAATTGCTGAATTAGTTGACGGTAATCCCTCTGGCTATTCTCAGGTAAAACCTGAGAAATATTCAAGGATTATCCGCCGTGCTAGAATAACTCTCCAAAGGTTGTTCCAGCATTTCGACCCTAACGATATACATCCGCGACACGGCCCTGGAGCTGTTTCCACCCGGGAACAACTTTGGGGTAAGTATCGTTGGACATGTATACCGGACCGGTTATCAAACGCGTATCCTTTGGATGCTTACTTTTTTGCATCCTTGGGGCACGTTTGTGACAACTTAGCGCGTGATTACACGCTAAGGAACGAAGAGCTTTATGCACGAGTAATACTTGTGCCTAAAGATTCGCGCGGCCCAAGACTGATCTCTTGTGAACCACTTTGTTTTCAGTGGATTCAGCAAGGATTAGGAAGGGCGATTGTCAACTGGGTAGAGCAGAGTCCTCTAACAAGAGACTCTGTTCATTTCACTAACCAACAGCCCAACCAGTTTGGGGCCCTTCTGGGGTCCGAAACTGGCCGGTATGTAACACTGGATCTTAAAGATGCCAGTGACCGGTTAACTGTTGGTCTGGTTCAACTACTCTTCACTGAGCCTTTATTGGAAAAGCTCATGGCGAGTAGATCTTTGGGTACCCAACTGCCAAGTGGAGAGGTAATCAAGCTCAAAAAGTTCGCACCCATGGGGTCAGCATTATGCTTCCCCGTGTTAGCGCTTACTGTATGGGCTATCCTCTCCGCAGCCGTTGGTGATACGGATACGAGTGATCGTATCTTAGTGTACGGTGATGATGTAGTGGTCCCTGCGGCGCAAGCCGCGAACGCCATTGAAGCGCTCGAGTCGTTTGGTTTTTTAGTAAACCGCGATAAGAGCTGTCTCCACGGGTTCTTCAGAGAATCCTGTGGTGTTGACGCCTACAAAGGAGTCAATGTCACACCTGTTCGGTTTAGAACACGGTGGACATCATCACGCCGCCCTGAATCATATTCCAGCTGGATCGCTTACGCGAACCAGTTATGGAATAAGAAGTACTATCGTACCTACGAAACTGTTTGTAGGTGGTTGTGCGAATTATATCGCTATATACCAGACGCAAGTATGAATTTATCATGCCCAAGTCTACCAATGGTACCAGAAAACCATCTACCCCGAAGGAGACGTACTAATTCGGAACTGCAAAGAACCGAATGGTATGTCCTCGACGTGGTAGCCAAGCCAATCCATAGGAAAATGGACGGGTGGTCGATGCTACTCCGTTATTTTGCGGAAAGCACTGATCAGACGCCCTATCCATGGCTGGATAGTAACGACAGAAGTCGTTATGGTTGGGAGTTCTTCACTCCTTTCTCTGTCAGGTTGTACACACGACCGCACGCAAGCATGCTTGCTT